GTGAGCGCGGCGCGTTTCCTCTGGATGGCCACCGAGGGCGTGACGCACGCGCTCATCCTCGAGGAGGCGAAGCGCCTCGGCCTGATCTCGATCGTGAAGCTGACGCCCGGTGAGGCGTTCACCGTCACCGCGAAGTGCGGCGACCTCAAACCAGAGGACGTGACTCGGCTTCGCGACGCCGTCTACAAGCGCCTCGGCATTGCCGACGCCGAGGCCTTCGAGCGCGAGCGGATCACGAGCTCGGAGATGTACCGGCGCTGGTTGCGTGATCGGCAGAAGCACCCGCCGCGGTTCCACCGGCGAGCGCCGAAGGGACGGGCAGCGTGATGCGACTGCTGCGCGCCGTCGACGAGCGCCAGGTGGTGCACGCGCTGCCGTGGTTTGGCGGACCATACATGCCGAACGCGCACTCACTTTGCGGCCTGCGCATGCTCCCGCCGGTGCTCCATCGGGCCGTTGACTTCGAGGCGGGGCCGGACTGCTGCATCGGCTGCATCGGTGGCGCGGAGGAGTTGCGCGCTGAGGGGGGCAGCGTTGTGAGCCAGCTCGCCATCGCCGACGTCGGTGCGCCGGCGATCGCCCGCGAGTTACGCATCGTCATCCCCGGCGAGCCGGTGGCGCAGGGCCGCCCGAAGATCGGACGTTGGGCCAGCAACGACGGCCGTAGCGGCGTGACAGCCCGCGACCCAGCGAAGTCGCGCAACTGGAAGGCCTTCGCGATGGACTACTTCGAGCAGGAGCTCGAGCGTCTAGGCCACCCGGTGCCGTTCGCTCGCCAGGGTGAGCCGGTCGAGCTGCTCGTCAGCGCCTTCTTCTCCTGCCCCAAGAGCGACCACCGCAAGCTGCCGAGACCGGAGCGCCCGAAGCTCGGCCGACCTGACTACGACAACCTGGCGAAGATCGTCGGCGATGCCGGCAACGGCGTCCTTTGGCACGACGACGCCCAGATCTACGACGGGCGCGCTCGGAAGCTGATCGCTGCGCAGGGCGACCGCGCCCGGCTCGAGATCTCCGTGCGCGTGCTGGAGGTGAGCCGATGAGGCTGCGACGCCCCGATCGCGACGCGAAGCTGCACCGCGCCGACTTCACCGCCGCCCCGATCCCGCTCTGGCGCAACGGCGCCGAGTGGCAGCGCCGGCCGATGCCGCTGTGGCGCGAGCTGCTCGACGCGCTGCGATGCCTGCTCTCACGACTGCGACCGCAACTACTCACGCCGCTGCCGAACGACCCGCGGCCCGAACCCAGGAGGTGACCATGCCCTTCCGTACCGCTCCCCCGCCCTACCGACTCCAGATCGCCTGGCGCTACCGCTGGCTCATCGCGTTTCTCCTGGCCGCGGCGATCGCCGGCTTCTTCGTCACGAAGGCGATCGCACAGCCGGCGCCGTCGACCCTGGGCCACGCGATGTTCCACGCCGGCTACCGCTCCACGGTGTGGGTCAACAGCTTCGACCAACCCGCCCACCCAAGACTCGCCCACGGGTGGTTCTCTCCCAGCGAACCGACCAACCCGTACGCCAGCCGTTACGGCATGGTGGTGCTCGACGTCACGGGCGCGCTCGCGGCCACCACCGATGGCTTCTGGAGCGCGAGCGGCACGGCGAGAAACCCCCTACCAGTGCGGCAGGACGGGTCGCTGATCGTGGAGCTGTACCTCAACGGCGCCAAGCGAGAGGACCAGCTCACGAGATGGGACTGCGCAGCCGGGGCGACGTGCGCGTGGAGCGTGCGGTTCACGGTGCGCGCAGATGGGGGCGCCTGGGTGGTTCGCGCGAAGCGGGCGATCCAGGGGAGCGCAGGCGGTGGAGAGTCGACGCCGCCGCTGAACGGTGATTGCGCGGCGGGGGTGATCGCTCGGTTCGGGTTGCCAGCGGGGTACGTGTTCACCGCCGACGATCAGCAGGACATCCAATACCTCGCGGGGCAGAGCGGTGTGACGGCGGTGAGCGACATCAATGCGCTCTGCCCGAGGCCGCAACCGACGAGCACGCCGACGCCGACGCCAAGTCCTCAGCCGACTGCTACGCCCGCCCCGACCGCTACGCCGGAGCCCACCCCGGACCCGACGCCAGCGCCGACGCCAACCCCGGCGCAGTGCCCTGCACTCGTGCCGCTCACACCACCGGCCGGGTGCGACCTGGTCGAAAAGCTGTCGCACAAGGCAGCCGGCACGCTGCTGCTGTGGGGCCCGGAGAAGTCGGCGAAGGCGAGCGAGTGCGCGGCTTGGCTCAGGGCGGCCAGGGGAAGGAGTTGCGCGCCGTGATCCCGACCGACTTCCCCCAGGCCAACCGGCGCCTCGGTCCACCTGCAGGCCTGTCGTCCGAGCAGTGCGGCACTCTTGCCGTTCTCACCGACGGCCAGCACTGCGTCTCGAAGTGGATCCCCACGGCCGAGGATCTCGAGCGGATCCTCGCGGGCGGGCCGGTGTGGCTCGTCGTGTGGAGCGGCGCCACGCAGCCGCCGGTCGCGCTGACCACCGAGCAGCCGTTCGTCACGGCTGCGGAGGCAGCTGAGGCGCCGGCGGGAGGTGGCGGGTGAGCAGTTTCGAGGCGAGAGTCGCACGGGCCGAGGCCTACGCCAGCGAGTACGACGAGCTGCGCAAGGGCGTCGCGCCTGACCGCTGGAAGGCAAGTCGAGACGGCTACCTCAAGGGCCTCGAAGCGGCGAGCGAACGCATTGCCGAGGCCGAGGCACTGGTTGCCCGGGCCCAGCACCAGCTCGAAGCCTCGACGGCCGACGCAGAGGCGTCCAACGCGGCCGTCTTGCGAGCTCAGGCGACCGTGGAGGCAGCGAGCCGTGCGCTCGACATTGCCGAGGAGCGCGAGCAGGCGCTCAGCGCCACGGTGCGCCGCTACGAGGACGCCTGCCCGCCGGCGAGCGGCGACTACCCACGTGTCACCCCCGACGAGTGGATCCCCTACCTCGAGGGCCGCATCGAGTGGGAGCAGGGGCGCACGCCGGCCGCTGAAGCTCTCGCGCGTCGCGTTGCCGTCGCGCAGACGGGAGGGGACTGACATGTGCGAGTGCCGCTTCGTCCAAAGCTCGCACGTGCTACCTGGCTGGGGCTGCTGTCGCTGCCAGACCTACAACGGGCTGCAGCGCACCGAATGCCGGTCCTGCGGTCACGAGCCGGAAGGCCTTGAGGTCCCGTCGCACATCGCCCGTTGTGGTGGGTGCGGCTTTGGATTCGACAGCAGCCCGACGCGCTGTCCGGTGTGTGGATGGCTACCCGATCACGTCGTCGAGACGGTGGCCACCGGGGAGGCCGTCCATTGATGACCAACACCGGCAACACCGTCCGTTGCGCCGTCTGCGGCACCGCGACAGCTGGCGTCGAGATCTCGATCACTCCCGCCGGCAAGCGCCGCAGCCACTACTTGCCGCACCCGATGCCCCACGAGAACCCAGAAACCAGGAAGCCGTGCAATGGCGCCTTCCGACCTGGGGAGGTCGTCTAGTGGGCACGCACGTCAAGCTCTGGCTCCTCCTCGTCCAGGCGATCGCCGGCATGAAGGTGACCCCCTTCGACCCGGGCGGCGGCTCGCCCAACTACAAGCTGATGTTCGCGTTCACGGCGTGGATCGTCGATCCCTCGCCGGCGAACCTGCGCCGCTGCCTCGAGCTGCTCGCCAACATGAAGCGCACCGGGCACCTCAGCCTGCGAGGACCTGGCGGCGTGGCCACCGAGACGGGCAGCCCCGGGGCCCACTGGAAGTTCAACATCACCCCGGTGCTCGGCGGCCTGAAGTGGGCGACCTCGAGCTCCAAGCGGCACCAGTCGCCCGAGCTCGTCGAAGCGTGCCTCAGCTTCCTCGAGGACGAGATCGGGCTCGACCTGCACTTCCGCTACGGCGGCGTCGTCGCCATGTGCTGCCCCCGTCTCGTCGCCGGCGAGGACGACAGTCGAGACGAGGAGCAGGTGCCCGTCGACGGCTATCGCAACGTCACCGTCGCGCTGGCCCTCGGCGAGCCCGTGAAGAAGCCGCCGAAGTATTGGGCCAAGACCGACGCGACCGGTGTCGCCACAATGCGCGAGCTCATGGTCCGGCACCCCGAGTGGAAGAAGCGCTTCGCATCCGCGCAGGTCCCGCATCTCTACCTGCCGATCGAGCGCGAGCCCACGCGAAGCGGCGGCTATGTCGCGTGGATCGAAGACACCGCCGCGGCGCGCGCGGCGATGGGGCGCGACGCCTGCCACTGGGTGAGCAACGGGCCCGAAGGCGTGCTCTACCGCATCGACTTCCAACCGAAGACGCTGCACGCCGGCCAGGAGGCCGCGTGACAGTCGGCGCAGCTCACCCCTCGCGCGTCATGCGCGAGGTGCCCTGGTGCGTGAAGACCAGCGCGCAGTCGGCGCCGCAGATCGGACAGACGACGCCGGTGACGACGACGCTCGCGTGCGGGGCCGGCGGAAGCAGACGCCGCGCCGTCTCGAGGTCGATCGGCGCCGGCGTCCCACAGCGGTGGCAGTCGGTCGGCGGTCGATCGTTCACGGTCGCGGATCCTGGCGCGGCGCCCCATCCGCGTGAGGACCGAACCCGTCCGGCCGCCGGCAGCCCGGCGTCGGACAGCGCCGCGGCGGCGTCGGGTGCTCGCTCTTCGGGTGATGGGTGTAGCACCACATGCAAAACCACGAGGGGCCGATCAGGCCCTGAGGCGGGGCGACAGACGCTGTGCCGATCGACATGGGCGCAGCCTACCAAGGGAGCAGCGGCATGATCCTCGGTCAGAACGGACAGCCGGTCGAACCCGTCATGGAGGCCACGATCACCCTCCGACTGCAGAGCCAGAAGCTCGACATCAAGGTCACGAACGTCTCCGGGCCCGGCGAGCTGCTCAAGCTCCTCCACTCGGCGATCGAGGCCCTCTTTCAGAAGCAGATCGCCCAGGCGCAGGCCGCTTCCGGGATCGTCGTTCCCCAGCTCGTGCCTCCGAAGGACCTCTGAGGTGCAGGGAAGTACCCGCAAGCGCATCCACTCGCGCGCATCTCTTCAAAGGCAGTCTTAGGCTGGGGGCGGCAGGGTGGGGACGAGGGTGACTATTCCGGAGATCCGGAATCATCTCTTCGATGATCAGTAGGAGGTAGCTGAGAGAGTGGCGACGACGCGGAAGGCGAAGCGGGCGCGATCGACTCCGAGGCCTCAGGATCGGAAGGTCCCAGGTCTGAATCCGAGGCAGGAGCGCTTCGTCGCCGAGTACCTGGTCGACCTCAACGCGACCCAGGCTTGCATCCGTGCGGGGTACAGCGCCCGGACTTCCGAGCAGCAGGGTCCCCGGCTGTTGGGGCATGTTGGAGTTCGCGCCGCGATCGACGGAGCCCTCGCGAAGCGATCGAAGCGGACGGAGATCTCGGCCGACCGCGTGCTTCAGGAGATTGCCCGGGTGGCCATGCTCGACCCCCGGAAGCTCTACAACGCCGACGGCTCACTCAAGCTGCCGCACGAGCTCGACGACGAGGCGGCCGCGGCGCTCGCGTCCCTCGAGGTGGTCGAGGAGTACCGCGGCCGCGGCAGGCAGCGGCGCGTCGCCGGCTTCACCCGGAAGGTTCGCTTCTGGAACAAGGTGGAGGCTCTCGCGCTCCTGGCGAAGCATCTCGGCCTGACCCCCGACCGCAGCTTCAACGTCGACCTGACGCACCTCAACGACGACCAGCTCCGTCGTCTCGCCGAGGGGGAGGATGTCCTCGCCGTCCTTGCAGCTCAGGGCGCGGGCGGAACTGCTGCGCCGTGAGCGCGCCCGGCAGCGGGCCGAGCTCGGGGCCACGATCAGCTTCCGGCAGATCGTCGGGGAGGTTTTCCCGAGCTTCCGCTTCTACCGGCACAGCGAGGTCATCGCCGGCGCGATCGAGCGGCTGCTCGCCGGCGACATCCGCAAGCTCTTCATCGCCGCGCCGCCCCAGAGCGGGAAGAGCGAGCTCGCGAAGCTGGCCGTCACGACACGCCTGCGCCAGCGACCGGACCTCTTCGCCGGCGTCTCGTCCTACGGTGCCAACCTCGCGCGGAAGATCAGCCGCACAGCGCGCGGCTACTACCACCGATCGGGCGGCGCGCTGCGTGCCGACGCCCGGGCCGCTGACGTCTGGGAGCTCCCCGAGGGTGGAGGCCTCTGGGCCTACGGCGTCGCCGGCGGCCAGACCGGCAACCCGGCGAACTTCCTGCTGCTCGACGACCCCATCAAGAACCCCCAGGAGGCCGCGTCGCCGGTCATCCAGGAGCGCAACCGCGACTGGTACGACGCCGCCTGGCGCTCGCGGTGGAACCCCTACGGTGGTCCGCTGCTCGAGCTGATGATCGGGACGCGCTGGGACGTGAACGACCTCATGGGCTACGCGCTCGAGCAAGGCGGCTGGCACTGCGTGATCCTCCCTGCAGTGATGCCTCACCAGCCGATCGAGATCCCCGAGGGCAACACGCTCGAGCCGGACTGGCGGGAGCCTGGTGAGCCGCTCTGCCCGGAGCTCCCGAAGTTCACGCGCGAGGAGATCGAGAAGGAGCGCGTCAAGCTCAAGTCGAAGCGGTTCGCAGCGCTCTACCAGCAGGCACCCGAGCCCGACGAGGGCGGCGGCATCTTCAAGCGCTTCTGGTTCGGCACGCGGGCGATCGACCCCGCGCTCGAGCTCGTCGACGGCGCGCAGCGCGGCGAGTCGGTGTACGCGGCGAGCTGCAGGTCCTGGGACCTCGCGGCCTCTGAGGAAGCCAACGACCAGACCGCCGGCGTCAAGATGGGGCGGCTGCTCGAGGGTGGCGGAATCGTCGTGCGCCACGTGGTCACCGCGCGGGTCAACTCCGGAGGCGTGAAGCGCCTGATGGCGTCGACGATGATCACGGACGGCCCCGACGTGGCGATCACCTTCCCCATCGACCCGGGCCAGGCGGGCATCTTCCAGGCGACCGAGCTCGCCGACTTCCTGCGCAAGAAAGCGGCCGCGGCCGGCATGGCGTGCCCTCGGCTACAGGCGATTCGCCCGTCGATCGACAAGGTGTCGCGCGCGAAGCCCTTCGCCGGCGCCGCAGAGCCGGTCGACCAGGAAGGCAAGATCCCCGGCAACGTCGTGGTGGTGGCCGGGCCGTGGGTCGACGCCTACCTCGACGAGGTGCACAACTTCGACGGCGTCGAGGGTCACGCTGACGATCAGGTCGACGCGAGCTCCGATGCCTACTCCCAGGTCGCCGGCTCGACCGACCGCAGCGGGTGGCACACCGGATGACGCTTCTACGGCCGCTGGTACACTGGTTCGCGCGAGCAGGCAGGCAGAGCCGGGCAGAGGTCCTCGCCGCAGCGGCCGGCGTCGTGGGGTGGTTCGGGATCACGGTCACCATCTCCGCGCACGCTGGCTGGACAGTGTGGCCAGCCTCGATCGGCGTCTTGTTGCTAGCCGGCCCCGGAATCCGCACCGTGCTGCGGGTGCTCTGGGAAGGCATCTACGAGGCGCCGGCAGACGACGAACCCGGCAGGAGGTAGCCCATGGGATTCCTCGCTCGCGCCGCTCGCAAGGCCGTTGCTGGCCCGCCCCCCGACTTCCTGCAGCGTGGCGGCTCCGGCGCCCGCCGCTTCTCGGGGTACAACAACGTCCCCCGGCGCAACGTCGGCGAGCTGCTCGAGCTCTACGCGACGTCGCCCTGGGTGCGCGTCGCCTCAGACGTCGTGGCCAACCGCTACGCCTCGGCGACCTGGAGTCTGCTCGCGCCAGCGCGCGGGAAGGCCCGCCGGCGATCGCTGCAGCTCAAGGCCCGGCTTCTCCACTGCTCGTTCGCCGAGCGCGAGGAGCTCACCAAGCAGCTCCTCGAGGACGACGAGCTCGTCGAGATCCAGGATCACCCCTGGCTGCGGATGCTGCGCCAGGGCGTGGTCGGCGCTCCCTGGCTCGAGCTCCCCGGCTACGAGGTCCTGACGCTCGGACAGATCACGCGGGACATCGTTGGCGAGGAGGTCCTCGTCCTCGAGCGCGACGGCGTCGGCATCCCGGCGCGCTGGTTCCCGGTGCCGCCCTCCTGGGTGCGCACGCCGACGTCGGCCGATCCCAACTTCTACGTCGCGGTGAACGGCGCGCGGATCCCGATCCCGGCCGAGGACGTCGCCTACCACCGCATCCCGTCGCCGGCGAACCCGTACGGCCGCGGCGCCGGGATCGCCCAGGCGCTCGACCACGAGATCGAGATCGACGAGCAGATGGCCGCCTACCTCGCGAGCTTCCTCAAGAACCGGGCC